AAAATAGATATAATCAAATGATGGAGCAAGAATATTCTAATGATGCTAATAAGATAACAAATGAATATAAGAATAAATATAATGATGAAATTTATAAAATAAAATCATTATTAGTGACTTATGATGGTGTTTTAGTTAGTTTTAGAAACGTTATAGATTTATATACTCAATATAAAGAAGAAAATTTATATTTATATAAAAAGTTAAAAACAGATATAAATGATGTTTTGACAAATGAGAGAAAAACTTATTATGAAGACCAAAGTGTTGATTTTTTAAATAGTTTCTATAAATATGGTTTGATTGTAATCTATGTTATTGTTGTAATTTGCTATGCTGTTTTCTCTCTAATTTATCCTTCGCAAACCAGTTTGAAAGTAAGAGGATTGTTATTTGTATTGTTTTTGGTGCTTCCATTTATATCATCATTTTTATTAGGAAAATTAATACAATTTATTTATTGGGTTTTTGGATTATTACCGAAAAATGTATATTTGTAAAAAAAATATATTACTAATAAATCTGTTAATTTATGAAGGAGTTAAATATTTACCAATTATTTAGAATTGTATCTAAATCACTATCTTCATATAAATTTTTAATTAAATAATTTGGATGATATTTTATCATAATTTTTCTCTCTCTTACTTTTTCCCATAACCATTTTCTAAATTGATTTTTAAATTTTAAACAAAAGTACAAATAACGAAATTTATTAAGAATTTTTATTTGTTGTTTAAATATAGTTAAATTATTATTATTATAATTATTATAATTATCTATAATTTCATACAAAGGGTTATCAAAACTATATATTTTTTGAAGCTTTTCAGGCAAATTAGGTAAATAATTTAAATTATTATGATAACAATATAATATTTCTATATTTTCAGGTAAATTAGTTAGTGAAGTTAAATTATTATGATAGCAATATAATATTTTAAAATTTTCAGGGAAATTAGGTAGTGAAATTATACTATTATGAGAACAATCAAGTTCTATCAAATTTTTAGGCAATTTAGGTATTGAAGTTAAATTATTTTTATAACAATATAATATTTCCATATTTTCAGGCAAAGTAGGTAGTGAAGTGATCTCATTATAACAACAATCAAGTTCTAGTAAATTTTCAGGCAAATTAGGCAGTGAAGTTAAATTATTATGATAGCAATATAATCTTATTAAATTTTCAGACAAAGTAGAGATAGAAGTTAGTTTATTATGACAACAATTAAGTTCTACTAAATTTTTAGGCAAATTAGTCAGTGAAGTTAAATTATTATTATAACAATGTAATTTTTTTAAATTTTCAGGCAAATTAGGTAGTGAAGTTAAATTATTATGAGAACAATTAAGTTCTACTAAATTTTCAGGCAAATTAGTTAGTGAAGTTAAATTATTATGATAGCAATCTAATCTTTTTAATTTTTCAGGCAAAGTAGGTAGAGAATTTAATCCAATACTACAACAAGTAAGTTCTAATAAATTTTTAAATGTATGTATTTTTGGTAAATAATTTATATCTTTATAAATAGGGATATAAATTAGCGTGATATCATTAGGCAAAGCATTTATATAGGATTCTATATCAAAATTTGACATTTTTAAATACATTTTAAATACATATTTTAAATGTATTTTGAATTTATTTTAATAATCAATTTTTTATTAAAAAAATAATGATTTAAATTGTAGATATATTTGAATATATTGAATATATTAAATGTATTAAATGTATAAATATTTTTTATTTATTAATTGAATCAATAATGTCTTCTTCCTCTTCATCTCTAATAAATTCAAGACCAACCCAACCCTTTGTCTTATGACAAGGACCAAATTTTTTACTCATATATTCATGTAATTCTTCACCCTTTGGCATTTTTCTACTTCCTTGTTCCTGTTGAAACCAAATCTTAAATTCTTCTAATAATGATGTTTTCTTTATATTTTGTTTTGTATTTTCAGTTTTCCTAATTCTATCTGAAACAAATGCTGCAATATGGTCTTGTCCATTTCTGTATTTTTTAGACGCTTCTAATACCGTATCACAATCTTGAACAATACCATCCGTTTCAAAAGCACGTTTAACTAACATACTAGCAAATACAGGAGCCAAAGTATGTAGTTTTTCACTTAACGACTTATCTTTCTTAAAAACGTGAGGTGTATCGTCTTCATAATGTTCACCTTCATCAACGAATTTAGATGGAAATGTACATTTTCTAATTCTTCTCCAAGTGCCATCATCATTGCTGTCAATATCAAATAAATTATTTGTACCAACACATAATTTAAATTGAGGAACAAATATTTCAGATTCTGAATAAAGACCTCTTGCTTGAATAGGGTCACCACCTGTGAGTTCTTTCATAATACCTTCATTTAATTTAACACCTTTTGACGGTTCTTGCATTACAGCATATCTAACACCTTTTAGTTTTAAAACTTCATCAGAAGTTCCACCAATTTTACCTCTTACATCAGTAACAAGTGTAATAGGAACGGTGCCTTTATAATCACCTAATGTAGCTGACATTAAATCAACTAATAATGATTTACCATTTGAACCACTTCCATGATAAACATGAAATGTTTGATTTTTATTTGTTCCGATTAAACAAGATGCTAAATGGTCCCACATATATCTTTGTAAATCTGGAATTGGAAATAAAGTACCCATAAATTTATTAATTTCTTGAGAAATTTTTTGCCATTCCTCATTATTTTCATTATAAGGAATATAATTTATTCTTGTAGTTTTTGTAATATAATCTTCCGGTAAACCATCTCTAAATACTTTATTAATAAAATCGACTACACCATTATTAAAACATAATAGATATTTATTTGTATCCATATTTCTAACAAAATTTTCATCATAAAATATTTCTGCTGCTTCACGCATAATATGATCTTTATTTGTTGTTTTCTTGAGAGTAATTTTAATTTGATGAATTAATCCTACTTTTTTTTTAAGAAACTCACGTCTATCATCATCTTCAACAAATTCATTCATTTCTGCCTCACATTGCTCTGCTTTTTTACCGAATAAATTATACATATCTTTTGAAATTTTTTCTCTTAAACTAAGACCTTTATCTTGTACCCATCTATGACCTTTATAATGATACCAAATACCACGTTTATCATAACTAACACAGACATAAGTATCTTTGTACATATTCTGTAATACAACAGCATAATCATATTCTGTACAGGTTTCCATAGCTTTTTCAAGATAATAATCAATTGTCGAGTTTTTTATTTTTTCATATTCTTCATAATTATCTTTTTTAACCCAATACATAATAGAACGTCTAGTTACAGTTTTACCCTCATTATTTGACCTATGAAATTTCTTCCACTGATTATATAAATCAGGTATAGTATCGTAATCAAAATCGCTAGCTTTGCTTCTTAATTGAACCCAAGATAAGAATAATCTATCATCTGTATGTTTTAATGCAAAAGCTACTTGACGATTTAAAGAATGTGAACCAGGATCATAATACTTAGATGGTAATGCCTGAGTATACTCGTGAGTCTCTTTAAGTTCATATTCATTTTGTTTTAAATTTTTAAGCATAATTTCTACAGCTCTTTTAAGATTATCTTCATTATTAATATTATTTATCGAAATATATTCTTCGTCATTATTATCATCATCTTCAATAATTAAATTCATTTTAGTTTTACTAGAAGGTTTTTTAATTTTTGGAATCTTATTTTCCGAACGTTTATTGTAAGCATCAATAATTTTTGGATTCATTTCAAATTTAGGATGTGAATCATACTGAATTGATAATTTAGCAAAATCTTTTATCATATTAAAATCTGTAACTTTACGTTCATCCATCATAAAATTTCCGTCAGCGCTATCATAATTTATTACATAATGATGTGTAAATTCATATGCTTCGTTGCCAGGTTTTCGCGATCCAAATAGCTGCCAATTTGTACATCCTTTACTAATTCCTTCATCTAGAACAGATTCCCAAGTATTAATCAAAGGAAGGTCCCAATATTCTGGCAATTCAGTAATCATTTTCTCACGAATCATCATCTGAATAATATGGTCAACTTGAATACCAATTATCATATGACTACCATCTTTTGTCAAAGAATTATCTGCTAATCTATTTACATTTGGTTTTTCAAATATGTAGATTGAAAATGGCTTAGATTCTTCAAAAATGAAATATTCCTTAAGTTTGTCCAAATATACACAAATCATATCTCTCACATGTTCTCTTGTATGTTGTCTAGTTATAATATCACTATTGTATCTAAAATCAAAATCTACTGCCATTGGTCCTCCTGATTCCAGTTGTTTTTCAGTCAAATATTCTTTATATTTTTTCTCAAAAATATGATTATAATATAACCCATAAAATGTTGGTAATTCTTCCCTTGGTATTATGTATGCCCCTGGATACACATTTAAATCTTTATCTGGTATTCTAGTATGTGTAATACTTAATCCAGAACTATTATTACTTACATTCTTAGCGCTATGCTTTGCCAAAAATTCATTTAAATCTTTAAATTGTGACGATGTTGACATTGTAATACTCATTATTAATATAATATATCAAGATTTTTCTATTTCATTTTTTTTAAAATTCAATTTTTAAATTATATATTATTTATTGTACATACTTAAAGAAAAATTATGTATATTTTAAAACTAGTTTAAAACTAATATAACATTAATTATATAGTAAAATGACTACCTTTATTTCAAAAGAAACTATTAATCGTCTTTTAAAAGATGTTAAACAAATTATTAAAAATCCACTAACAGAAGAAGGTATATATTATACACATGATGATGTAGATGTTTTAAAGGGATATGCTATGATTATTGGACCTTCAGATACACCATATTTTGGAGGATTCTATTTTTTTGAATTTTCATACCCGACTGATTATCCTCATAGCCCACCAAAAGTAAAGTATTGTACAAATGCCAACAATATACGTTTCAATCCTAACTTATATGTTTGTGGCAAAGTTTGTATATCTCTCTTGAATACATGGAGGGGCGACCAATGGACATCTTGTCAAACTATTTCAACTGTCCTTTTAACATTATGTACATTATTATGTAAAGACCCTCTTTTAAATGAACCTGGTGTATTCAAAAATCATAAAGATATGGTAAACTATAATGAAATTATTGAATATTCAAATATAAATATAGCTGTATGTGATATTGTTTCAAAGAAAAATGGTGTTTATTTACCATTCTTTGAGAACTTTTATCCATATATAAAAGAAAACTTTAACAAAAATTATGATAAACTACTTGAATTTACAGAAAATAAGATAAAAAAATATGGTGATAAAAAAGACGTTCTTAATACAGGATTTTATCATATGTCAGTTGAAATTAATTATCAAAGTGTATTAGTAAAACTTAACCAAATTAAACAAATAATTGAAACGATGTAATTATTATTTAAATAAAAAATTGAAATAATTATATAAATATAAATTGTAATTATAATATATAAAATGCACTTCTGTACTATATGCTCAAATATGTATTATATTAGAATTAATGCAGATGATCCAAACAAACTCGTTTATTATTGCCGTAAATGTGGAAATGAAGATACCTTATTAGCTGTTGATAATGTTTGTGTATCTAGGACACAAATTAAAAAATCTGAACAATCATTTAATCATATAATAAACAAATATACAAAATATGATCCTACTTTGCCTCGTATTAATAATATACTTTGTCCTAATCCTGATTGTGAAACTAATAAAGGTGACAAAGAAAGAGAAATTATTTATATTAGATATGACGATATAAATATGAAATATGTTTATTTATGTTACGAATGTAATACAGTTTGGAGAATAAATGAAAAATCCTAAATTAGATTTGATGTAAATTATTAAAAATTTAATATAATTAAAAATTTTTTTTTTATTTTAAAAGAAAATTGAAATAATTATATTAAAAGTATCTTTAGTTAATATAGTAATAATGAGAGACCTTGAAAGTGATTATGACTCCGATTCTTCCGAAAGTGATTCTTCCGAAAGTGATTCGGAAATTGAAAGTAAAAATGTAATTAAGAAAAATAATGGTAAAAATGAATTTTATGATGATGATGATGACGCAGTTCCTGATGAAGATGAAGATGATGATGATTCATCATATGAAGATGAAGAACAACACGGAGGTATTGGTGATGAAGAAGAAGAAGAACGTGATATTAAGGATGTTGAACCTGATGAGGATGATGATGATGATGCTGAACCTGATGAAGAAGAAGAAGATGACGATGATATTGAAATTGATAATGAAGGTGAAGCAGTTGAAAAACAACAACCTAAAAGTGTTAAACCTAAAAAAATGACGCAATTAATTATTGCTGATGATGAAGACGACGAAGATGAATATGAAGAAAACTATTTGCAGAAATTCGATAATGAATTAAATAAAAATTACATATCTGAATTTCATCCTGAGTGTCTAAATCATAATAGTGATGAAGTTGCTAAATTATCTAAAGTTGTTAGAGATGAAAATAATATTATTATAGACCCTCTTCATAAAACAATACCATATTTGACAAAATATGAAAAAGCAAGGGTTTTAGGTCAAAGAGCAAAACAGATTGAATCTGGAGCCAGACCATTTGTTAAAGTTCCTGAAAATATAATTGATGGATATATAATTGCGGAATTGGAATTAAAAGAAAAAAAAATCCCTTTTATAATTAAAAGACCAATTCCGGGTGGAGCGTTTGAATATTGGAATATTAAAGATTTGGAAATTATTAACTTTTAAAATAAGATAAATTTCAATAATACTATAAAATCTACAAAAAATGAAAAAATTAAAATTAAATAATGTTTAGAAAGTATTGTATATTTAATTACATTTTTTTTTATTAATTAAATATATAATGGATATTGAAATTTTTGGTATTAAAATGTCTTCCTTTATTAAAGCATTTAAAAAAAATTATTCACTAGGTAATGAAAATTATGATTATATGAGTTTTCTAGAAAGTACAGATTGTGCGTCCTATTGCGCAATGAAACAGAGTTATGAAAACCCAAATAGTGTATTAAATTTATTAATAAATACAGAATTAAATAATATTGATGTTATTGGTGGTAAAAAAAAAATGAGAGGTGGATCACCACAAACATATATATTTATATTATTGTTATTTTTATTGGCTGTATCGAATGTGTTTGCTGGTCCAGCATATGATGAACTTGTAAGACAATTTGGTACAGACCCTTCTAAATGGCCAAAGAGTCCTGGTCCTAGACCAATTGAACCACAAAATAGATGGAATGGCTTTATCTTTACATTAGGACCATCACCACAAGCTATGGCAAATTTTAACGCTGAATTAGCAAAATGGAATGATAATACAGATAGATATGAATTTTTTTTAGGTTTGCAAAAAAATTATATTGGTGAATATGAACAACAACAACAACTAAAACAAGCACAAATTAATGTTGATCAAACTATGGCTAATGCTGAATATACAAGATCAAAAGCAGCAGAAACTAGTTCTTTAGCTTTGTATGAAGCATTTAACAGATTGAGTGAATATGCTGAGCAGAACGCTAAATTTAGAGAAGAAAATGCCTTATTGAAAGGTCTTCTTATGGGAGGTGGAAGTATATTAGGATTATTGTTTTTATATGTTGGTTATATGTCAAATGCACGCAGATATCCTGAAATTGATTATCAACAACCAGCATATCATTCATCACAAGAATATCCTCCAGTCGGTGCTTATCCGCTTGAATATTTAGAAAAACAAAGATTATTAAAAGGAGGAAAAACAAAAAATTACAGAAAAAAAAGAACTACTAAAAGAAGACATTAAAGTTTCAAATAAAATTATTAATTATATTTGAAACTATATTTTAAAATATATTAAATATAAAATTTATTTATATTTAATGTCTGATTCTAATTTAACAGAAAAAATAACAGATTCAATAACAAATGTAATGAAAAAAACTAAAGTTTTTGATGAATTGAAAAACATTCAGTTTTATTTTGGCTCATTTGTTTTGGTAAGTTCTATAGTTGGAATTACTAGTGTAGTTATTCATTATTTTAATGCTAAAAATATCGAAAAAAATCAAAAAGACATAAGTATTTTAAGAGAAGATATAATAACATATAACAAAAATATATTACTTACTATTAAACAACTTTATAACGAAGATAAATTTGTAAATTTAGAAAAAATACTTGAAAATCATTTTAATATTTTAAATGAAATTAAAAATTTACCATTATTAAGTATTGGAAAAATAGATAAATTATCTAGAAGTACATCAGTTTCATCAATTGTTTTAGACAGTCCACCAAAAAAAGTATTTTCAATAAATTCAGATGAAGGGTGGCATATTGAACATAAAGAACAAGAAAATAAAGAACAAGGAAATAAAGAACAAAAAAATAAAGAACAAGAACAATATGATTTTTTTAATGAGTGTTACGATAATATACCTTTAAGTAATGTTAAAAAAGTAACTGGAATTAAAAATTGGTTTGTGTAATATAAATATAGAATATAAAGACATAAAATAAAAATATAAATATAAATTAAAAATGTCCTTTTTAAATAAAATTTATAACGCAATAAAGCAATTTTTTATTTATTTTTCGTGTAGAACAAAACCACATTATTTAAATCTTAATCAACACGATGATATTAAGGAAGTTAGATTTGTTTATAATAATATAATATCATAATATCATAAATAATATAATATCTTGAATAATATAGTTTAATATTAATATAAAAAATCTATTACATTAATATTAATGAAGATTGCTTTATGTTTTATAATAAATTATGAGCATATTTTAAAGAAAGAAAATATTTGGAGAGAATGGATTGAAGAAAATAAGGATATTATAAATGTATATTTTTATTATAAAGATTTCAAGAAAATAAAATCAAAATGGGTAATGGAACATACTATACCACCAAATCATATTGTTGAGACAAGTTATTATCACGTAATACCTGCTTATTTATCAGTAATGAATTTTGCGTTTACTCATGATATTCAGAATAAGTGGTTTTGCTTGTTAACTGATTCTTGTTGTCCAATTATCTCTCCAAAGCGTTTTAGATATTTATTTTATAATTATAATGATAAGAGTTTA